ATAATATCGTTTATTTTCGTAAGGATACAGCCAGTTCTAGCTTGAGTATGAATAAACATACCTCGTCCCATATAAACACCAACATGATTCGTCATGTGCTGATACTTAGGATGAATGGCCATTGTGATTAAAGTTCCGACTTCAGGACGTTCAACCTTTCTCCAAAGCTTTTTACCCTCCTCCATGTTGTCAATAACTGACTTAGTATCCAAAGCAGACACACTATAGTCAGGAAGATCGATACCGAAAATATCACTGTAAATGATTTTTGCAAGGCCCCAACAATCAGCTCCAGACTCATCTCTTCCACCATCCACAAAAGGGATTCCAATATATTTATTTGTATTCAAACAATTAGGCCTGTCCTGCCTACTCCTGGGAATCCACCAAATCTTTCGCTATTATTCAGTTCTCTACATCTTGTCAAAGTTCTGTTGCATGTCGTTTCTAACCCAGCATACCCACAGTGAAGTCCCTTGAATTGATATGCACAGTGATTCTTAATAACCTTTGTCCTAGGAAAAACTCTAGTCCAAGTATCGATAGATGTTAAATTAAAATTAACCCATTCTGCATCAACTGAAGTAGAAGCTACTCTGAAGTCAAGTCGAATATAGGGATTAAGTTCTGCTAAATCACCACCATTAATAACTCTAATGATCACATCAGCATCAACTCCACCATCTGCCAATTCAACATATCCCTGAATAGCTCTAGATACATTTGAGACTTTTATAGTAACAGAAGGAAGCTCACCCTTAGTAGGCTCGCCAATATTGTCTATCTCAAAAGGAAATGCAGCCCAAGTGTCTCCATCCCAAGTTACATTAACATCATTAGCAACAAGCTTTAATGGTTGCGCCAATTGAGGCATATTAATCTCAAGCAATGCCAGAGCTGGAGAGTCAGAAGCAAGTAAGTTCTTCTGTGATATGAGAGATGGTGGTAATGGCAAACTCAACTTGGAGCCTCCTCTAATCCAACGGTTAATTCTCGATAACCATTCAACTTAATCGAACTCTCTATCTTATCCTCAGAAAATCTTACCGTTATTACCTCAAGAGTAACTGGATGAGTCCATGTAAATGTGAGTCCAATATTCGCTTCAAAGAATGTAGATAATGTCTGAAAATCAGCTTCAGGCATGAACGTCCATCTAGGAGAAAATGTCCTCTTAGATACCGTTGATCCTGCTCTAGACAATACATGTCCAGATTCAAATTCGCTACGAATCTGCCTCTTGAAAATACTCTCCTGAAGAGGATGAACTGGTTCTTGAATTGAAGGCCATACTGCCATTATGTTAATCCTGCTTTAAGTGCTGTTCTAGATCCACCCCTATTCGTTCTCACACTATCAATAACGATAGACATAATTTGTGCGCCATAGTCAGTACTCATGCTTGCTGACTTTGCTTCAACCTGCTCGCCTGACTGGTTTATTATTTCTACTTTCATGCCGCTTGCTTTTGTGTGTATCTGTGGAGTTCTAAAATCATCAAATCCACCAGATGAAAATCCTGAGCTACCCTGAGTTCCAGCAAATACATCAGAACCAACTCCACCAGAGTTAGTTGTTTTTGGAGTAAAAGCAGTAGCTAATCCTGTTAATATGCCAGTAGCTAATCTATTACTTAGAGCTCGAGACAATGCTCTCGCAATATCCTTTAAGAACCCAAGTATAGCATCTTTAAGCTTAACAATCTTTCCATCGATTAAATCATCAAAGAATCTAGAGAAGCTTCTCTCCATTGATCTGGTGACTGTTTCTGCCATAAACTCACCTTGAGATTGAACAGTTGCGAACACATCTTTGAACTTAGCGCCTACTGTGTCAATGCCTTTAACCCAGTTTTCTGTGAATTTTTCGGTGAATGTTTTAACTTCGTTGATATCTTTCATTTTTCCACCACCAAAGAAACCTTTCGTGCCACCTGCTCCGTAAATTTGTAAAAACTCTGCGGTAAGCTCTTTTCCTTTACCCAATCCATTTTTTAGATTAGCATATAATTTCTTCTGTGTATCTGCAACCTCACCATCAACCTTATCTATATCATTTTTAAGCATCTCTAGGGTCTTTCCGTTATCACCAAATAATTGTTTGTTGATGCTGGCTCGTTCTTTTGATAACGCAAGAACTTTAGATAGATATCTTTTGTATCTCTCCATCGCAGCTCGTCCCATGACATCCTGCATAGAATGCTTTCCATCTTCATTCTTGCCAAATAAAGCTTCTTGATTAGCTAACTGTACTTTTTTGGCGAACTCCTCTTCAGATTTTTTATAGTCTTTTATGAATTTATCTTGATAACCTTGGATTTCTTTTATTTCTTTATCTAATTGGGATCTCCTCTCTGTTAGTCTCGATCTAGCCTTTATGCTAGAAGCAGACTCACTTCCACCACCTGTTAAAATATGTATCAAGCCTCCAGGCTTGAATGCAGCAGATGAATTCTCAATCATTATTCTCGTATACAGAACAGCTTTCTTGAGAAGACCAACCACATTAGTAAATACATTAATCCATAGTTTACCAACTTCCTGAAAATCTAGTTGGTTAAAACCTTTGATAACAGAGTTCATAACTTCAGTAAACCCAAATATCATGGTGTTAAAGAATGCGATTATCTCACCACTCTTATTCTTCATTATATCAATAACTTGATCTAGAATGTCTTTAGCCTTCTTAAAGCCACCACCTTCTCCAACTTTAGTCATAAGATCAAACCATAATGACTGTATCTGAATAATTTTAGCTTCCCAAGTCTGAGCATACGCCTTAGCAACACCCTCACCCTCTTTTCCAAGAATGCGAACAACAGCAGCAGCAGCTTCAACGCCACCGATTAATCTTTTCTGCATGCTCTCTTTAAATTCAGATAGTGGTATATTTAATTCTTTAGCTAACTTCTTGGTAATACCAGGTATCTGTTCTGCTAACTGATTCAATTCCTGACCTTGGAGATTGATTCCAGCGGCCATCTGCTTTAATGCTAATGTGACTCTGCCAATACTCTGGTCAGTTAATCCAAATTTCTTTGCGCCAGTTATAAGAGACTCTAAAGATCCATCAGCAGGATCCATTCCAGCATTAATTAGATCCTCGAATGCACTCGTTAGCGCTTTAATACTAGAGATAGGATTATCTCTCTGGAATTGTCTAATAAAATGAAATGCTCCATCACCTCTCTCAGAAGACCCAAGCAATGCATCCATACGGAACTTCATCTGTTCTAGCTGAGAGTTAGCTTCTATGAATGATTCTTTAAACTTCCATGCTCCAATAACTGTTCCTATCGTAGCGCCGATAGCACCAATCTTGGCTAATTTTAGAGAAAGCTTTCCTGATGCCTTAGCAGCTCCACCAAGAGTCTTCGTCATCTGGTCGCGAGCTTTAAGGGTAATCTTTAATATGCCACTCATCTTAAACTAACCCTCTCAACTGCTCGTAATCGTCGCATGAATATTTCATCGACTTCATATCCAAGTGCTTCTGCAATGCGGATACATGCCGAATAGTCAAGGCTTTCAGGTCCATTGAACCCTGTCCTAAACTGATTAGCCATGAATCCCCAGACCTGCAAAAACTCTTCCTCATCTTCGCCATACTCTGGAGCCATGCTGTCACAAGCGACACCACTTCCTTTATAATCCGTACAGTCGAAGAACTTATTGGCTTGGGCTTGAAACTGCTTACATGCAGCACACTTATCTGGACCTGAGTTGTCATTTGTGTGCCACGCCCAAACCTCTGTTATTTTTTTTCTATCTCATCTCCATAAGTCAGTTCAATACATGCACTAGCAAGTTTCATCAACTCGCCACCTGTTAATGTATTTAAGATTTCCTCATGACCTTTGTAGACTATATCTACAATCATGTCCATGATTTCTTCTTCTGACTTATCGGATTCACCCATACGAGTCAAAACCACGCCCTGCTCTCGCAAGGCTTTCATGTGTGGTTTTAGTATAGGCTTAGGAGGTAACTTATGCGTAACTGGATTTGTCATTTGTTAATTCTACTTTTAATGAGGTTCCACCTGCATCGTCTTGAAAGTAAGCTTTAAAGTCGATAGGCAAGTATACTGGACCCATACTATTCCTCTCTAGAGGTTGTCTAGGAAATTTAACCTCTGGCATGATGAATTTAAGTATATTTGTTCCGTTAGTTAATTCGATTTCAACAGATGTCTCTGTACCATTAATAGCCTTATTGTAAAGAGCCATATCTTCGAATAAAAACTTACCAGATCCAGATACCATAAATTTAGTTTCTGGTAATGATACGCGGAATCCATTAGAAGATAATGCGTAAACATCATCAGCTAAATCATTCGAAATCTCTAGAGAAACTTCAGTACATGTAGCAACAGGAACTCCAGCTTCTTTGAACACAACATTCTTAGCCTGAAATCTTTCAAGAACTTCTTCTACTGGAGTATTGTCTTCAGTTGAAGTGGCAGTAACCTCAGCAGATCCAAGCAAGTTAATGTCAGCAGTAAGAATAGAATCAACAGCAAAGTTCATGCTCATTGAGTTAATCTTAATACCACTGAATAAGAAGTAGTCATCGTTATCAGTAAAACCATCTTCGATAGTTACTGAAGGAGTATCATTCTGTGGAGTAAAGGTGTGAAGATAAGGACCAGCACCAGTTGTTACTGGAGCGCCAAGTAATAACTTAAACCAGTATCCGATATTAGTAACATCCATAGGAACAGTGATAGATCCCTCTACTGAGATATTGCCATAAGCAGGTTCTACCTGATCTCTACGACCATTGATAGTTTCTGGATCGAGCATATTCTCATTAGAACCGAGCGATACATTATCAAATGGCAATTGAACCATGTCTCCATCACTGATTGTCGGAGTAGTCGCATAGGTACTCTCGAATATCATCAAAATTTTCTCAAAAAAGCCTCTTGCTTGAGCCATACTAATTACCTCCTAAAGTATTTTTTGCGCCCATAACAGTAGGGACTTCGACACTGAAATTTAATGTCGCTATGTGTAAAGGAAAATTCACTGAGTTATCGTATATAATATTAACATCATCTGCTATAGCATTATACTTACTTGCATGTTCTACAATTAAGTTCATTACAACATTCACAGCTTCATCTAATTTATGGAATCCTCGCATATCTTTGACGTTATCTAATTGATGATCATTGAACGTGCTGTCCAACAGTCCAATCTCAACATCAAACGAGAACGAGACAGTCCTTGTCGTTAGCCCACCATCGATGCTAATTGGGACCAGAACTAACCACGGAGTCTCTGCTCTACCAAATTCTTCTCTCTCATCATGACCAAGACAGAAAGTAAATTCTTTGCTATAATTACCTACAGCAAAATCACTCAACTCAGTGCTGTTCTTAAAGGCATCCATGAAAGTGCCAATAAGTTCTGAGAATGTGAAGCTTAAATGTATCATGAGGCTGCTCTCCTTGCTTTAGTTCCTGCCTGGAGTATAGCTATTCTCTTCTCTAGAGTTTTATCGAAGTAGCTAATTATCTGTCGCCTATTCTTATCGAAGAACTTATCTATCATTGGATTTGGCGTATAGTTGATATCATCTGGGTATCTTCCAAACATCGCCTTGAAGTATCTTTTCATACCATTAGTTATGCTATTGTGATACTGACCAGTATTCTTGTCTAAATACTTTCCCTCAATAACAGCTCTAGCCATTCTCATAGCAGATTCAGATTTTTTCCAAGGCTGACCATTCT